AGCATCGGTGGCCCATGAAGCCTGGTCAGAAATCGCAGACTCGACACCATCGCGGACTCCAAGAATAAGGTTACGCTTGGAACCAACAATCAATAGCGGGTTTCCGGTTGGCTGGTCAGAAGAACCAGTCGAAGCAACAGCACCCTTGGAGAAGTAAACCGGGTGGCCGTAAAGGTCCGGTACACCTGCCTGTAGTGGGTCCTGCAATACACGGAATCCAGCGTGGTCGTACATCTGACGAAGCTGCATAGCGAACTTAGGGTGAGCGATAACAACAAGGTCGTCGCTCCATTCGCCAGCTTCCATGTCACCGACAGCAGCAGCAAGCTGAGCAAGAGTTAGCTGGCCTCCGGTTGCAACGTCGTAACCGGCGCTTGCAGCCTTAACCTTCTCGTAAACAGAGTTGCCAGTGCCGAAAACACCTCCGGTTGCGCCGAGAGCAGCGTTGTCAAGCTTAACTGAGAAGTTAGATGCCCAACGGAGCTTCATAATGTCAATCTCGTTGGCAACAGCGTCGCGGCTGGCCTCCAAAGAAATCGAGTGACGGTTTGCGAACTTTAGCGCCGTTAGAACAACGGAGTCAACGCTGGCGTCCAAAAGTGGAATCGTAGCGTGCTCGGCAACAACGTCAACACCAGAAGCATCGTGACGAGGCACGGTTACCGTCTGGGAGGTCATGTTGACCCTACGGCCTACAGCCTCGACGGCTGAGGTACGAAGAATCTTCTGCAATACTGGTCCCTGGATTGGCTCCGGAATCCAGCCACTTGCATCGTTGAAATTGGTAGTCATTTAATTACACATCCTTTCATAGATATTGGGTTGAAGTACAGTTTCGATGAAACTGCCTAGTGTGCGAATTGGTTTATAGCCATCCAGCTATAAGAACCAGCCCGCACACTTCTCACATCCATGAATCCATGTGCGGTACTGGTCTTATTGTAATACATTATTTGTTATAACTCAAAATTCTATTGTTTGTTTTCCCGTGCCGAATAGCTTATCCAATTGCAATTCGGTTGGAGTCTTTTCCTTGATATCTACTGGTTGGCGGTCACCGGCATCTGCCATTCCACCAACCCGGCGCTTTGGGTCGAATACTTCGGCAAAGTCACCCTTAATTGGAACAATCTGGTCATCCAGGCCGACGATTTCATCATCGTCACCCACAGTAACCTTATTGAAATCAATGTACTTAGCAAAACGAGCGGCGTCCTTGACTCCCAGCGCAGTGAGCTTGGCCTTGGCCTCGGTCTGCAATAGACGCTCACGGAGCTTGGAATTAGCCTCGTTGCTTTCCGCCGCCGCCTTGAATTCGTCACGCTGCGTGCGGAACTTCTCGTTTTCATTCTTGTAACGGTCCAGGGCCTTTTCCATACGGTCAATGTCGTCCTGGGTCAAATCTTCTAGCTTAGCCATTTTCTATTTTCCTTTCAGTTCTTCTCTAGAGGTACTTCTGGCTGCGTCTTTGCTGCATTTGCCTGTACTGCCAAATTGTGGCTGTTGATTCCCATTGCGTCCTGGACACCTAGGTTGTCAGAAACCTGAGTCCCGGCGCTGTCAGCCTTTTCTTCTTCCTGGTCAGCTTCCGCCGCATCGGCAATCTGCTGAGCAATCTCCTTGTCATAACCCATTTCTTCAAGAATGATGTTAGGAGGAATACCAAGACCACGCTTGATTGAGGCAACATTCCAGTTGTCGGTGGTGTCCAGAGATTCGGTGGAAGCCCACTTAACCTGAACGTCAACGTCAAATCCTTCAATTGACAGAGCGAAGGTGAACAATTCACGCCACGTCTGTCCGAATGTAAGCTGGCGGTCACGGACCTTCTTGGTCAGCGGAGCCTCAGCCGCACGGAGAGCTTCACCTGAACTGAATAGACGGTTCTCGGAGAAGAAGTGCATCGGAGTATTGGTGAGACTTGCCAGCGCGGCCACGTAAGCCTGAATTGGCTCGGTGAAAGTGGCCGGTGGTGCCGGGTTGAACTGACCAACCTGGGAAACGCCGTTGAGGTACCACATTTCGCCTGGACCCGACTTTAGGGCATCAATATTGTCACGAGCGGACTGGTCCTCATCGAAATCATCGAACTCGGCGGTGTTTCCACCAGCGGAAAGCGCGTAACGCTGTGGAGCACCCTGGTAATCAACAGTAAGCATGTGGTTGTTGACCATCTTGTTGATTGCGTCCTGCGGGCCAATGGCGGAAGCGTGCTCCGGTGTGCCGAAAGGACGGTGGGTACGGAAATGGAATACCGGGATTTCTCCGAATGGGTTATCTACTACACCAACCAAATCCCAACCCGCGCCGTCGCCTCCACCGGCAATCAATGAAAGCTCGCCAGCACGCTTGTACTTCTCAATACGGTCTGGGTAGTAAAGGTTCATGAAGCTCCACTTTGTGTTGAAAGCGTCACGGCTCTCCCAGAGCTTTGCAGCAAACTTCTTAATGCGCGGGTTCTCATCGTCATAAATCATGACGGTGGTCATTGGAGAATTGTAGGTAACTGTTACGTCGCCATCCTCGTCCGGCCATACGATTGCGTAGCATTCACCGTAGACCAAAGCGCGGCGGTGGATTTCAGTCGAGTCAATGGCAAGCTCATTCTCCTGCCATAGTTCATCCAATGCCTTGTTTGCAGCCTGGGTGGTTGCCTGAACGCTGGCGAGTTCCAAACGGTCAAGCACGGTGTCAACGACGGTCTTGCAGAAGTTGAGAACATAGGTGCCATTCTCGCGGAACATGTAACTCCAACGTGAATTGGCGAATACTTCTCGGTGTGACCCCTGGTAATAGGACTCAGCGTTGTTGTACGTGGTGCGGCGGTGGCCCAGTGTGTCCATCGCCCTCTTAATATCAAAACTCATTATCTTGCCTCCATGTAATTTAGTTGACGCGCCCTGACGGGAGTCGCCTTGTTGTCCAAGAAGTAAAGGATGCCGCTAACAACGGAGTCCAATACGTCGTCGTGCTTGACCTTGGGGAATGCGTACATCTGTTCTTCCAGGACTGGGAAGTGCTGAGTGTGTCGAATTCGGTCCTGCTGGTAAAAGTTCAAAGCCTTACCAGCACGTACTTCCTTTGAAATCTTTTGGTGCTTGGAGCGGTATTTCGCCGGAATGTCCTTGAATACGGACTTCCAGAGGTCACCACCCTGGTTTGTTTCTACGTAAAGAACGCCGACGCTGTAGAGTTCGCACAATTGAGAAACCCTTTCAGCCATTGCTTCCGGCGTTCCTTTGAATTGTTCCGCGTGGCGGACGTACAGTCTTGCCTTTCCATCGGCTGACTCTGCCTTGGAAAGCACAGAAAGGCCGGTGTAGTCAGAGACCTTGTTCTTTGTCACGGCGGGGTCTACTGAAATAATTGTATTGCCGAATTCTTCACAATCAGAATCAAGGCGGATATCATCGTCTGCCCAGAATTGACCGTCTGTAGAAAGAGGCTTATTCATGAAGTTCTTAGCAAAAGTGCGGGTGTGTCGTTGGGACTGTAGCCATTCTAGGGACCACTTGGCAGGCCAGACGCTTCTTTCGGTTCCATCCTCGTTGGACAAAATGGCCGGGAAGTAATGGACCTTGACGTTCTGTTCCTTAATCCAGTTAAGCTCATGAGAGTCATCACCCATGGCGTGCTTTCTGAATTGGTCCATCACAGAGTTAGGCATGGTGGTGGTTCCAACAAATACCATGCGGGCTCTCATGTTCATTGGAGCAATATCATCGAACACAGTGTTCATCTGACGGCCTGCCTGGTACTCCGAGTAGTTCTTCTCACCCTTTTCAATGTCGTCCAGGACGATGAGGTCGGGGCGCTTGGTTCCGAACTTCTTACCAAGGCTATTTGTGTCAATTCCGTTAGCATCAAATACAAATCCATTGTCCATAGCAATGCGGTTGGCTGACATTTGAAAAGCACGGCCGGTTGAATGGTTCTTCATTGGACGACACAGGTCAGGAAAGTCAGCACGGAGGTATTCATTGAGGTCAAGTTCCTGCTTAAAGGTAGCCAGGTGGCCTTCGGCCTGAGCAGCAGCGTCGGAAAAGGCTGCAATGAAGGTGACGTGACCAAAAGCGGCGGCCCAAATTGGGAGAATGGTGAACACCCAGGTAGATTTGCCGCATTCGCGCGGGGCAATGAAGGCGTCTCGTATTTCCATTGGAGCAACATCCTTCTTTACCCACTTTAGACCGTATTCTGCCATTGCAAAATGGAATTCCGACAGTGTAATTTCGCCGGAGGTGGGGTCTTGAAGGTGATGTGGCAAATAAATCAAAGCAAATAGCATAGGATTAAGACGAGTAAGTTCACGTCGTCCTTCCGAAATGCTAAGAAGCTCGATTGGTACGTCTGCAAGGATTTCTTCCGGGGTTTTCATGGTCATTCCTCCAATTGTAATACAGTATTCGTTCAAAAGCATAATGTGGCATTTGTCTTACAAGGGTTTTGGTTTTCCCCGAGATATCATTTTGTTACTGCGCAATTAATTAGTCTTGCTAACTATCGCAATCGGTGTTCTTTATACATTCCATTCATTAGCGCAATGAAATTTATTAACCGCCGCAGCCATTTCATTTAATTAAAACAAATGCATTTAATATCATTAAAGATTATGCATATATGAGCCCATTAACCGCCCCATTATTGGCCCATTACCTGCCCATATATAGGCCCATATATGCGAATGGTATTGCGGCGTCCATTTGTTTCTTTTAATTCAATATATTACTAAGACATTTACGCATTTTCCTACTTGTTTCACTTATTTTTTCTTCATTTTGTACGTCTATTTTGAATCGCTATATCGAGACCATGTATATAGACCATGCTTATATGCCTCAATTGGACTCAATGCCCTGTTCAATCAATGCATTCTTTGCCTTCGCCTCATTAAGCATATCTGTGATAGCAAGGTCTGTGCCGTCCTTCTGCCTCGACTCAGTAATCGTTGTAGACTTACCTTCAATAAGATTGATTGCCTGAACTGTCTTGTGTAGTGCATTGGCAAGCTTATTCAAATCGTCTGCTGAGAGTTCGTCCTTATCTAGTTTCTCTACAATACGGTCTAGTTCTGCTTGTGCAACAGTAAGCTTTTCTTTGTCGTTGTAGAATTGCTTCATACTTGCTGCTTTAGTTGCTAGTGCTGATACAGTCGGCAATTCAACACCCGCCGTTTCGAACCACCTTTGAGCAGTAGACCATGAACTCGGATACTGCAACCCGCGCATTGCAGGTCCAATTCCAATCTCCTTGGCTGTCTCCATGAATACTCTTACTTCGTTATCTGTGTACTTTACTTTAGCCATTCCAAACACCCGCCGTTTTCCTATAGTTTATCGTGCTCATTCATTGTAATACAATTCTGTTAAAAAGCATAATTAGATTGAGTAATGA